AGCTTACTATCAATTTGTGAAAGAACTTGTGTAGCAGTATGAGGAAGGATTAAGAAACGGCCTTCATCAGTGTTGTCTGCAAGAGACAAACGGATAGAAAGATCAGTGATCTGGTTTAATAAATCATCTGGATCAGTCATATCTAAAACGTTAGCTTCAGCTTGATCGTTAACAACGTTAGCAGCTAACATGTTTGTAGAGTCAGCCATGAAGTCAAGGATTGCAGTATCGTAGCTTTGCATAAGCTTGTATGCAGCACGGTTAGTCGCACGAGATTCCCAATCGATATGAGAGATCTTACGTTCGATGTCGTTAACTTCGAATTGGTAATACTTAGCTTGGTCAACTTTCAACACAAGTTCGTTATCAACTAAAGCATCAGAAGTAGTTGTAAGGTTACGAGTGTAATCCTTAACAGAAACATCTGGCTCTTTTACGATGTGAACAGTATCGCCGTAAGCGCTGATTTCACCGTAGTATTCGTTGTTAGTAATCATGTCTGCAACAGAGTTACGACGTAGTGCAAGTAAAACGTTTTTGCTATAAAGTTCTGGAGTAAAGTTACCAGTTGGAGATGCGCCACCGAAGTTAGTTGTTGAAGCGCCTGCGAAATGAGTCATTTAATATATACCTATTATTATTATTGTTTAGTGTTATTGTGGGTTTAGTTTCTGCGAATTCGACCTTCTGCTTGAGCTATGGCTAGATCTTCTTGAAATAGTTCATACTCAGCTAGTGACATCTTATCAATTTCTGTCGTGGTCCAAATGCGTTTATTGGAATCACTAACCTCACCAGTCCCGCGAGTACTGATTGCATCAGCAGCCGAAGGTGCCTGTTGCGTGGTAGTGTTATTGGAATTGCTTACTGACGGTGTTGCTCCTGTTGATACTACACCATTGTCAAATTTGTACAGATCGATAGCACGGGTGAACGAAGCTGCGTCATCCGTATTACCTTTCACCATACTTTGGATATGAGTTGGTTGTTTATCCAACCAGTCTGTCCAAGCAGATGATGAAACCACATCATAAAAGTCTGAGTGCTTGCTTTGAATTACGGCTACTGCTTTCTCCTGACGGATACTTGCAATCTCCTCTTGTAACTCTAAGACTTGCGCTTCAGATAGAGAGGTTTTATTTTTATTTAACAGAGCTTCCATAGTAGCGAACATGTCAGGATTCTTTTGACGGAACTCTTCAAGTTCAGCTTCTGTCTGTGGAGCTAAGTTACCTTCTTCACTTACTTGGCGTTCCAGGGCTGCAATACGAAGACGCTGCTCATGGGTTGCCTTGTCATAGTGACTCTTCAAATCTGTGTATCTTTTACGATATGTTTGTTCTTCTTCAGTAGTTGCAGGTAGATCATCTGTCAAGGTGGCCAAACCGTCGTCTGGGTTTGCAGGTGATGCGGTACCTTCAGGTGGTACTGTAGGAGTAACGGGCTCTGTACTTGTTACTGGACTAGGTTCTTGACCTCGGACAGCAGCAATTTGATCAGCATTTCGTTGCTCTTCTAATTGCTTAATCTCTTCTTCCAGTTTTGCTAGAGAAGGATTACGTCCTGGATTAAACTCAGGTACAGTTTTAGTAGTTTGAGATTGTTGCTGTGTATCAGCGTTTGTTGTTGTTGTATCAACAGTTGTCATAATTTAGATTATCCTAAGGCCGGTTCGAGTAAGGTAGCACATTAAGTGGCTCACTTGTCCGGGTAGCTTGGTTAAGTTAAAGTTGGGTGGGTGATTCTTTTATAGTGGCTTAATTGCCAGTTCTTTCTTTGCTTTGTTTCTTAGCCCAATGATCTCTCGGTAAGTTTCAACCTTACCTTGAAGTTTGGCTAAGTCCTCAGGAGTGCAACGCTCCATACGAGAATGACACTGGTCAATCTGATACTGCATATATTCAGATACGATTGACCATTCTGTGTTAACTGAAAGGCTGATGACAGCCCTCCATAATTCTTTATCAGGTTCTACCATAGTGGATTATATCCTCTCGTATTCTATAGTGACATACCAGGAGGCATAGCACCACCCTGTGGTGGTATTCCATTAGCACCTTCTGGATTACCTGCCCCTACATTGTTACCAGTAAAGGAAGGATCGTTGGGTGATGGAACCATACCAGGCGGCATGCCAGGAGGTTGTGCCCCTGGAGCAGCACCAGGTTGAGGAGCTGCGCTTTGCATGCCCATAAGCTTCGCATAGATTTCTTGTTCTTCAGGATTGTTGAGTATTTCATCTGGGTCCATCTCCATAGAAATTGCTAGCTCTCGTAGTACAGTTGGGAACTTGATTAGTGGTGCAAGTGCTGGGTTAGCGGCAAGTTGAAGGAAAGTGTTTAATCTATTTGATCTAACTTCCTTAGCTTGAAGAGATGAAGAACCCATGGCTCTGATCTCTAAGTCACCTCGAATATCTTTACGTCCGTTAAATTGCATTTCAGATCTGTAGTAACCTTCACCTAATGGTTTAAGTAACTCATCATCTATGTTGCGAATAACTGTCTTGATGTTCAACGATGCATTTTGTAACAACATTGACATACCAGAAGCAGTACGTGTCGGACTTGTAATACCAGTTTGTCCGTGTGCAAAAGAAGGAATACCTGTTTCCTCATCTGCAATCTGTCGGACTTGTCTGAACATTTCCATATTAGCGGGTGCAGTGTTCGGGAAGCTGAGACCACTGATGGCACTGCCTGGTCCGCCTGCACGTCTTCGGAAGATCTTACCAGGACTAATCTCCATGTCTTGACCAGGCTCTAACATAGAATCGTCTACGTCAAATACCATGTTACCTGACAGGGCTAAGTTGTCTACTGCTAATCTCATGAAACCGTTCATAAGTGTTTGTGAATCTTCCATTGATTCAGGTACGCCTGTTCCCCAGATTGTCCAAGGATCAGCTTCGTACGGAACAACGTAATATGGAATTCGTTGTGGAAGGAACGGGTTGATTACAGCACGAAGTACTTCATCACCACTCACCCATAAGTTAACTTGAACTCTATCACCAATCATTGTATCTGTTGGTAAGTTGAACTCTTCTAACATCTTCTTATCCATATAACCCCAGTACTCTAGGACTTCATATAGATCTGAGATAGCCTCAGGGGTGTTGTTCTCTTCTTCTAGATTTGTTTCATAACGTCTGTGAGTGTAGTTGCCTTTTGAAGACAGTAGACGATCAATAGCTTTACCAGAGAACTGCGGTCTAGACCTAAGCTCAGATACTTGCTGTGATTGCATACGGTGACGTTCAATAGCCCACTCCATATCTGAACCAGATAAGGCGTTAGGGTCTGGGTAGAAGTTCCAAGAAGATACGTGAGAACATTGAAAGCTCTTACGGATGATTGGTTTGTATTCCATCTCACCAGTTTCTTCATTACTTACCCAGTTAGGTATTTCTTTATTTATATTAAAAGGGCCTTTAACAATACCAGTACCAAGTAGACACATCTCGTGAATAGCTTTACGTACGTGGGTTCTTGCTTTAGATTCTTCTAAATGATCATGGATTACTTTCTCCATATTCCGTGCCAATTGCTTAGCAGGGTTTACGTTGATAGCACCTTCAGCATTTGAATAACCTTCTTCAAGTACATTGTTACCTTCGGGATCCAAGTAATTATCTTCTAGACCCCCGAGGAAGGAAAGGTTTGTTCGGGTTGCACCAGGAGCTACGGTAAGACCGTCTCCAGCAAAACCGATACCACCTACAGGACCTTTATCTTTTTGTTCGTTAGCTTCTGCTAGAGCTTCTTCCGAACTCTTATCAGACTCCATGTCACCTTTGACATGAGCCCACTCACTTACACCTTCCGGTACAATAGTGGGTTGGATGCTGATAGGAAACTTATTATCAGAGAAAAGAGCTTCAACAATTTGTGCGTAAGCTGCTTTAACTTTGACAGTCGTGGTACGAACATATACCTTACTCTTCTCAGACTCTGTACGAAAAGGAGTTTCACCTCCATCGATACCACGATATGAGTTGGTATTCTTTAACCACTGGTTCTCTCTAATGTAACGAGAACGTTCAGAAAGCTCTAGGCGTTTCCTGATCTCACTTACAATAGAAGGAGTCTCTAAAGCATTGTACAAAGACTCGATCTTTTTATCAGCAGTCTTTCTATCTTCTGCTATACTGTCTTCAGAGTAGCTGCGGTTAGCATTCATTAACTCTTCTGAAGTAGGTTGTTTTCCGTTAGCCAATTTATTATGACTCCATATATGTATTTGGGTGTGTGTTATGTGAAGTAAGAATTGATCCTATCCCACGAACTTGATTTAATATTTCTTAGATCGTTTACATAAGAAACTTTCTTAGGCCTTGACATCACGCCATATCGAAGAGCATCTAGTAAATCCCAGTGTCCATCTTTATTACGTGTAGCCTTAAGGTCGTTAGGTTTGTTTGGATCAGACTTAGCGTTGAGTAGTTGTTTGATCAATCCAGTACAAGTACTGAAGATCTTTATCTTAGGCTGTCCTGTAACTGGATCGTTACGAAGAGCTTCATGTATCTGAACCCAACCTGCTTCCCTATTCTTATCTGCTGGTCTAAGTCTCAAGCCTGGTAGGCTTAACATAGATTCTGCGATAGTAGGACCAGTGTGGCCAGTTCGTGCAAAGACAGACCAATCTATTGGGTGATCCACTAGCATTAACTCGTCCTGCTCTTTCCGCTCGATTGCTCTAGCAAACTCAAGGCCTGTTAAACCAGTTTCAAGGAACTCATCATAAACAATGATAGCACCGTCTGTTGGATCTATTGCAAACCAAACTCCAGCACTTGGATCTCGATAACCATAATCAAGTCCGGCCACCCTACTCCAATCACGAGGTACATCAAATGGTGCTATGATGTGTTCGTGTATATTGAACTCAGGGAACATACTGTCAACAGATGCAAGCCAATCACCTTCAAGGAGTTGCTTTCTATCTATCTCAGTCATCGACTCCAGTACTGCTCGATACATACCATCGTTGTTTAGATGGGGGTTATCTTCTAGTTTAGCTGGAATGAACTTAGCTGTTAGAGGTCTACTAGAACCTACCGAAGCTGGTAGGATGAAAGTGGACATTGGTTCTCTATCTTTTATGAACTGTTCGTATACCCATTGTGAACCAGGGTTAGCAGTTGCTCGCACATAAGGATACACTTGATGTTCAGCTGACCTAGCACGTGAACGTACATAGTGAAAACCTTCGTCAGTGTTCTGTGCGGATAACTCATCAAAGCCAATGTACTGGTATGAGATACCTTGGTACTTAAGCTTATCATTAGGTGAGTCAAGGAAACCAAACATAACCTGAGCACCACTCGGGAATCTCCAGGTATTAGTGGAAGAGTTGAACTTAGCTCCAGGGAAAGCCAATGGATATAGCTCACGACTGTTGTCTATAAGTTCTTTAAGCTCTGGTGTAGTCTTACGTATAATGACCGCTTTGTAGTAAGATACGTCAGCATGTCTTATAGCATCTAGTACCATGGCAAAAGATTTACCACCACCAGCAGCACCACCATAGAGTACGACATCCTCACCAGCTGACATAAATAAATACTGACGTGGTGTGGGTAGAAAGGCTACTTGTCTTTTCTGGAACCTTTCTTTTTTAGCCATGATCTCTTGGTACATCTCCATAAGAAAAGTTTCGTCCTCACCTGCCACCAGTGCTGCTTGATAATTTTCAATCAAGTTTATTGGAGTAGGTGTGGTGATAATTTCAGGAGCTGTTATCGGCATTTCAATTACCGTGGTGCTCTCATCAATAATACCGTACTTAGTAGGATCGTCTTTCAGTTCAAGCTTTCGGGCTTGTCTTGCTGACTTACGTATAAGAGCTTTTCTCTCTTTCTCTATCTTTTGTAATTCTTTGTTTGTAGCAGAAAGCTTTTGCCTTTCTTCTATCTTCTTTTTATTTGCAGTGGTTGGATGATGCTTGGTGGCTTTCTTATAGGTGCCATCCTTCTTTCTCATCTCAGCTGTCTTCTTCTTTACAGCTCTTTGTTTACCATCTGCCTTAGGTATGAACAGTCCGAGATCTCTCTCAGTCCTGTCCAACAGAAGACACAAGCCTGCTGTAGAGATGGTTACATTATCTGAACCTGCATCTGCCTCGATCTTGTCGATGATCTTTGTTGTTTCTCTGAGAGATCTTTGACGAAGTTGTCGGCATTCCAATAGTGCAGTTATGTATCCATCTAGTCTTGTCTTGTCTGGGTACCCTAGTTGTTTATTGTCACTGTCGACAATATAACCTCTAGGAGGTTTGCCTGCAATTCTTCTTGGCTCTGTCATAAGAGCTTCGTAAGCTTTGTCTAGGTCTGGGTTCCATTCGTACCACTGTTCAGGGAACCGGGTACTGATCTCGGTAGAGTCTTCCATATTATAAATACACTCCCAATAGGTTGATGTACGTATTACTTTATAGGGTGTGTATGGGAAGGTTTACCTGCAGCTTCAATACGTAGTACACGGCCATTATCATCTCGGATAACTTTGTGGTCATGTCCTTCACTGAAGGTTGTTCTAGGAGCTCCGCCTTTACGGCTAGCGTTGTCTGTATATTTGTGAACGTGTCCACTACGTGAACCTGTTTCTACTCTAGCCATAATATATTAATCCTGTTCCAATGGTGGTACGGTTGTTTCGGTTGGTACACTTACTTGAGCTTTAGCTGGGATAAAGAATAGTGGACTGTCAGCTGTAACAGTGACGCCAATGTCTTGCTTCTTAGCAACACCTACTCTATCCAGTACGTCCGTAACAGCCTTGAGTCTTATCTCAGACTTAGGTGTAGTACCGTCTTCATCCATTAATCTAGTTAAGCCTCTTACCGCCTTAGGGGCGTTCATTACAAGAGCTTCTTCTGTACGCTTAAGAATCTCTTCTCTAAGCCTACGAGCTATTGCACCATGTTGGTCCGGAGTGTAGCCAGCTTTAATAGCTGCCATCCGAGTACTACCAGCACACGCTTCGTCTTCGAACAGGTACTCAAGAAAGAGTTCTTGTTTAGCATTAAGCGTACCGCTGTCATTGTGTGTGTTAGTGGTTGTCATATTTTATAAGTATCTTTTGTTAGTGTTATTAGTATTAGTTTTGGATGGTGGTGTTGTTTCTATTCTCTAAGTACTTATTGTAAATAGAGCCACCAAAGAATGTAACACCCTTAAGCATAATGTAAGCTTTGAACTTACTTAAGCCAGAGTCACATAGCATTTGATGGAACACAGCATCAGCAAAACCTTTATCATACGTACCCGCATTGTAGTACATATAGTCATGGACTACAGCCGCTTCAGTGTATTTACCACTGTTAGGGAAGATAGACCAAAGAGCTTTAGGTACACTTGCAAGATCAGTTTTAAAACCTTTCTTAACTTTTACAGGGTACTGGGAATGCTTAGGACCGTTTACTATAATTGTAAATGGTTGTGTAGTTTCCCAATTAAGAGAACCTGTAAGTTTTTTTAGGTATAGACTTTTTTTGAAACTAATCTGTAATGGAATGTAATCAATCATAATAGTAATACTCGTAAAATAAAGTAAGTGAAGTAGTGGTAAAGTGGGGTGGGGGTTAGCTGACCAGTGCTTCTAGATCTTCAAGACGTCTTTCAATGTCTTCCACTATATGCTCTAGCTCATCTACTCTCGCCAATAGTTTAGTTACACCATCCGGTGACAGAGGTAGTGTTGGAGTGGTAGTGTCCATATTATTTAGTACTCGTAGTTGAAGTGGGTGGAGTTGAAGGTGGGGCTGGTGTTTCTTTTGGTTTAAAGATATCGTCATACCTATCACGATACTCTGCACTAATAACACCTGTCTTACTATCGTTACGTGGTGCTTTAGTTCTTACGCTTCTTTGTGCTGGTGTCATGTTGTAATCATTCTCCGTTATATAACTGTTCGTATTCTAGATATCAAATAGTCCATCACATCTTCAGGGACCACTATATCAGGTACACCCGGTACAGGTAATATCATCATATCACTGAAACATATTCCACCATACTTATACACATCTTCTAGTGTTTGGAACTCACTACAAAAATAATACCGTACGGGGGACTGAGGGGACTGGAAGGGCGGGAAGGACTGGAAGGGCTCACAAGTAGTTTGTAGATCTGGTAGAGCTTCTAAACTATTTGTTAAGACTAGTATGTGCTTGGGTGGTAATGCTATCGTGTCTGTCATTATAACCGCGTACTCCTCTCAACACTATCCGGGGTAGTGGGTTAGTTGCTGGATAAATAAGCATATCTCATATTCTGTGAAACTGTACCACATGCTCCCGCAAAACCACCAAGAGAGGATATGGTGTCAGCTATGAACCTTTCCTGACCATCAAAGTATTTTGTCGTAACAAGGAAACAGTCTTTAGTATAATCATCACCACAGAAACTGTATTCAATAGTGCGATAGTGTGTAAGTTTAAACTCACCTATATACCGGAAGTATACATCACCACTATGTCCTTCAGTCTTCCCGAGCTGTACTTGTTCCCAAGGGTATTCTTTAAAACCAGTAACATCGGTAACACCAGCAACATCCACGGTAACATCCGGATCAATAATATTCATATGGTAGTGTACACCTTTATTTTTGATATTTTTGTTTGAGGGGGTGTATCCCTATACGGCTGCCCCCCCATGCCCCTTACCCCCCTAGGCAAGCGTAGCCTCCCCACCACATTATAGCATGAGGACGTATAGCCATGTCAAATAACAAAAAGTTATAAGCATATAACCAAGTTACCTACCTACTGATAGATAGGGAGGAGGTTACGTTAACGTCACATAGATTACTATATAGTTAAACACATATCGTTAGAGGTATTCAGGTTACGTTAAGGTGAAACTGAATGGAAACTGAACACATACTTAATAAGATGCAATCACATATAGTTTGATAGGTGCTCAGGCTTTTTGCACTGTTTTGGTGCAAATGTAGTAGAGAATAATAAAATTACATATGTCAATAGATTATTAATATTTAATTGCATAAACAATAAGAAATATATTTGAAATACTATTGACAAAAGCTAAATCACTCCCAGTGACGTTTTAAGCAATAGCCCTTAATGCTAGTATTGATTATATTAAAAGAGCTTAGAGGGCTTTATATTAGCTTTAAAGGGTAGTTTATAATACATTCAGTTTCAAATAGTTGAAACAATCCTTTACTTTTACACCTTTTTACTATCCACATAATACATAATACATTGCAAACAATAGATTTATTCTTTGCTTTCAAGCACTTAGTTACAATTATTACTTATAGTTTTAACCTATAACATATCTACAACATATTGATAATATATTAAGTTTAACTATCATACTTAACTAAACTTAACTTAATTACTTTTTTACTCTCTTTTCTCTTGAAGTAACATTGTTTTTATGTATTAGACAACAGAAAAGCCATTAAGTTCCCGTTAAGTTTCAATTATTTTATGTTTATTTTACATTAAGTTACATATTGTGGATAAGTCTGTGGATAAATCTGTGCTATTATCTGTGGATAACTTTTATGTGATTTAATTCAAATTAATTGCAAAAAAAGCTTGATTAGCACTTGCCACCGCTTTTTAGTTGATATATTATGGCCACTCTTAAATAACAAACTTAAATGGGTATTAATTATGACTAACTCAACCACTTCTACAAACGCACGTATTAACGCACGTATCAAAACGAATCTATTAAACGCACTAGTAACACACGACTTTTTAGTAAAGAGAGTAACCACCCTTGTCGACATGATCGACTGTACCGATACTAATAGATTCGGTATACATGATCTAAAACAGCAGGCTATTGAATTATTTATGACAAAAAAGAGAACATCAAGAGTGGTATATATACAGAGCGGTGCTGCTGTTGTATTCGCTTATACTGGGAGGCGCGAACGTGCGCTAGTGCAAGAGCAGACAACACTAATTCAAGTAGCTACTTATAATAATATTGATGATATGTTAACACTCGATTCGATTAATATTGATAATGCAATAACAGTAGTGACAGCTATAAAAGACGCTTTTTACCTTAAAGCAAGAGCGTTAAAAAATGTTCACAATATTAGTATACAGTTACGTGATCATTTGAATAGTGATAACGTAAGACAAAAAGAAAACTATATCATTATCAATGATAATGTGAGTGTTAAACTAACAAGTAATCTATTAAAGTATGATTTTAATAAAACGCATGTTACACAATATGAACTAATATTAAAAGATCACGATAATGCTATTATATATCTCGGTGAATTAGATTATATTAAAGATATGAATTTATTCGCTGAAACTTTGATAGAATATATAAAAGACTTATCTTTATTCAATAATTTAGCAGATAGATCACACATTAATAAAATTATTTCTAGCTTTGTTTTTATACAGTGCAAAAGCTTATCTATTAGAAAAGCATTCACTATTATTGATAAGAAAAGCATACATAATAAAAACATTATATCTCTATATCGTTATGCAAGATTAGAGAGTATATATAACAGCTTATCCGATATTATATGCGAAACATATTATACAAATAAAACGGATAGTCTATATAACAGTGTTTTAAATGCACGAGATAAAATACCAGCTTATCTATTAAAGAGAGCGACAAAAGCATATAAAGCAATATTCAATTACTCGTTAGTTTAAATAAAAGGTGCTCACAATGAATACAGATAATAGAATTAATAATATACGTATTGGTGCAAGTTTGAAGAATAAAATGCTTAAGCTAAGACAAGAGCGTATTACCCGTATCTATGATTTAATGTTAGCGTTCTATGCTAAACAAAATTATGCTAGTGTAGTACTAGAAAATAAAATCAATAAACTAAATGTTGCTTATGATAAAGCAATGAAATTGACCGTTAATAAAAAAGGTGTTTAAGAAATGAATATATTAAATAATGATAATGTTGTTATCACTGGCTCTCATATCGCTGGCTTATTAGATGAAAAGGCAATGCTTAATTATAAGCATAAAGTATCACGTATAACAAGCGAGATAATCCACGCTATACAAAAGCAGTTAGTTGAGGACACACGTAAAATCAATCGACTTGATGTTAGCACTAACGATAAGCGAGTATTAAAAAACAATGCTGTTATAACTGCCAACATTAAAAAATCCAATGCTTTAAGTTTTAAGAAAAATATATTAGAGCAATCTTTTAATAGTAAACAATTATTGCAATTGAATACCTATTATACATATGCTTTTGATTATGATTTAAGAGGCGGTGCAATAGATCATAAGCTGGCAATTAAAAAGGTTGGATTTGATAACAGCGACAAGATAAAAGCTTTTGATAAGTTTATAGCGGACAATATAAACGTATTAAATGAAGGTATAAACCACTATACATTGAAGAATGTTTTTAATTTGTTTAAGTATTATGCGAATAACAGCGGATTAGTATTAATAGATCAAACGCTAAAAAATACTAAGCTAAATTATTTAGCAGATAAAAAGATTATCAGTGATTTAAATACTAATAACTACGACGAGGTGTGAGCAAATGAAAACGATTAAAACAGTACTGGTTGTCCTACTATTTGTTATTATTAACACTGCTAATATATATTATATTAGTTTACTAAATGATTTGTTTATTAATGTGACTAATAAACATTATTACATAGTAGCTATTGCGAGTACTATATTTTATATAGCGTTGTTAGTTACTATTAAACTATTAAAAGATATTAAAAAAGGATAAAAAACATTATGAATATATTAGATATTATTATCTCTCGTTTACCTGCTGGCTATTACGACTTTGAACGTCACTTCACTAATTTAAAAGGTGGTGCATTAGATAAAGCAGAATCTAAAATAGTATTAAAAGGTTATAAAGATTTATGCGCTAAGCATCAATTAGTATTTTTAAATAATAGAATTAAGCCACTAATGTTAACGGGTAGTAGTTTAAATTTATATAGTAAGTTTAGCGGTTCTTTTAATGCTTTTAATAAAGCAGTATTCCTTAATGCACCGAAGGGATTTAAGCCTAAGTATAAAAAATACTTATTTGAAGTGTGGAATGTTGCAATAAAAAACCAACGTTTTAAAAACGAGGATCTTGGGGCATGGTCTAAATTATCACCAATGCAATTAAAGGAAAAATTATTACATAGTGCTACCAGTAATAAAAAAACGGGTAAATTTATAAGTGACTATCATACTTTTCACTTTAATAAAGAAGTTAAACAAGTTAATAAGATGTTTAGTTATGGCGAAATAAGCCAAAGCAAGCGAGATGAATTAATAAAACAATTAGAACATAAACGTTTATTATTAATTGATCATATTAAAAACGAGACACACACAACATTGAATAGAATAAACGCGGGTTCGTTTGTAAGCTTATTAGATAATGCGAATGATTATCATTTTGAAATAACGGCTAGTCGTAATCTAACAGCAGCACCAACTAAACAGCGTCACAGTATTGATGGTTACAAATAACTAGAACCACCACACACACCGCCCACCACAGCCGCTATTGCTCCCAGCTTAGCGGTTTTTTTGTGTCTGCTATATAGTGACGCTATCCCTTGCCAGCGCTGGCTATAGCTGGCACCACACGAACCACCACACCACCACACTATTCTATATCCTTATACACTATTATATAGCTATATAGCTGTATCATATGCTATGGCTTTATATAAGCCATTCTAACAGCTTTTAATATAAACCTATACAATCATCAGGGGATGAATTTTAAAACGCTTATACGGCCTTACATGAGGCCGTAAACAGTCACACACTAAACAATAGTACTAATAGTAGATAGTAATAATTAATTCACTTTTATTTTACTTTAGGTATAGACACTGTTAAAAAAATGTATATACTAGGCGCACCAATTGAGGAAAATATCAGTTTTATTTTATCGGTTGGTAGCCTAGCTTGTTTTATTAGGTTGTTGGTTGCTTAGGTAACAGCGTTGAAAATTGTTTAATCTTTTTTAACATTACCTATTGACACCGCCAACCACTACTATATACTAGGCGAATCAATTAAGGGATTTAGTTTAACTTGTTTCTTGATTGGTTGGTTGTTGTCATACGTACCTAATGTATGATTAATAATTGTAGATAAAACGGTTTAATCTTTTTTCTACTTTTATTTAACATTAGGTATTGACTTGATTATAGAATGCTTTATACTCGCATCTTATATTCAAAAGCTTAACCGCTTAGCAATATAAAGTTTTTTCTGGCACTTGCTACTGTTCGCACTAGCAAGGCCGCATCTGGTAATAAAACACTTTATGTTTACATAACATATAACTAGTAGTTATCGCCACTCGTTATCAAGCTTTAAACACTTGATTCGATGCACTAGGGAATAATGCGCCCAGTCGTGAACACACGCACCGTCACACCTTGTGATATACGTTTTAATATGTTACTAGTATTTTGTTATCTAAAATATTAGTGATTGGTATCGTATACTGAAATGAAAAGGAACGGTTAATTATTAAAAGGGATTAAACAACCTGCGCCTAATAAGCGCGAATGCTCTGGAACGGTCGATCAAAGTATAGTAACATTTATATTTTGTGGGGATGGAGTGCCTATAGCACGGCACTAGGCTTGTTACGTTTGGGAGTGAGTTAAACCAAATAGCGGGGATTATATTTATATAGTTTCATCTATGGGAATAAGGCATATATACAACAGAACACCACTAGCTTTATAGTTAGGTGGTGTTTTCTGCGTCTATCTGTTTTTATAAATAGGTATGCTTAAAATAAATGTAGAATATCTTTACATAAATTTTGGAGTAAACCTTATGAATACAGTACAAGAAAGACAAACAAGTAAACAAAATATGATATTAGAAAACATGATCCAGAATATAATGGTTGATGTTTCCGAGGTCATACCAGCACTACCTAAGCAAGCAGCCAACGACACTAACATCATCGTATACTATGATGATACTGGTATCGTATGGCATAACTATGGCGATACTCTACAAACCTTCGAAGATTATAACGAGGCCGTAGAACAATTGCGAGACGACTATGGTTATGATATTACAATAACCTTAGTCTTAAACAACAACGCACCATCACAGGTTAAAATTTGATCTGTACTATAGCATACCTATCTATAAAAGCAGGTAGACACTAGCAGAGAAAAGCCTCCCCCGAAATTTATAAAATACTTCCCCCCTATTATATTACCTCCTATATTTTAAAGAGTAGAGTCTTGTAACATGTACATGGTAGCAGTGTACATGCCACAGGGTTCTTCCCTGTATCCTAAAAAATAAATCACATACCTTAGGAGGTATATACTATGTCATTACTAACAACAGTAAAATTCAATGAAATGCTAGGGCATTGGGCTGCCTCCCGTAAGGAAGCTCTAAAAATCCTAACAACATTGTCTCTTGATGCGGTTGAAACTTACACCAGCAACAATGACTTTAGTAAAATGGAAATCATCTACAATAAATTACTTGATGAAGAAGCTGAGGCCGAGCTACACATGGTTAAAACTTTCTTTCAGCGAGTAACCAACGTCGTATTTTTCCTAGATGAAAATGATCTTGATGCCTCTGGCAAGTGCGCCACTAAGGGCGAACCTAAACTGGCGATGAACAAGATCATTTTAGAATGCAGTGAGAAAGGCATACAAATGTATGCAAAGAAGGCACGTACCAAGAAGATGGCTAAGTCATTAGCTAATCTTACTGGTGAAAAGAAAGCACCTGACAACCGTAGCAAAGAGCAACAGGAAGTAGATAAGGGCGAGTACAATGACGCCTTTAATAAACTATCTGAAACTCAGAAGACTGATCCAGAACTGGCAAAGAAAGCGCAAGATGCTATGGATGCCGTACTAAACGGTGAGGTTGTACAGGTTGGCGTTACCGCTACTACAAATATAGGCGAGGCTCCCTCTCTACTTGAAAATATTTTTCAAGATGATGAAGCCAATAAACTATTCAATCAGATAGTGGGTGATCTAAAGGATATAGACTCATGCGGCACTGCCCATTCTACTGGCTCTAAGAAAGTTGAAGCTGTTCAAAAGCTTCGATCCTCACTGCGTGGTTATGCCCAACAAACCAGCAGCATGAAGAACACTTTCAAAGATGTCATTAATGCAATGGCCAACCGCTTGAAAAACGCAGCATAAGTTTAACAGGGAGCCGCTAATGCCCCACCCAGCTACACGGTACCCCCTTTTCTCCTAGGTGTGGGATCCTAGGAGCTTTTTATAAAAGTATAGTGACCGTACATATACCGTATTATGTGCCCTGTATTTTTATAAAAAGTTTATAACATAAATCAGATAGTAACATGAGGTGTATATATTATGAAAAAAATTAACAGAGTACACAAGCAAAGAGCAGGGCACCGTTCTTGTTCATCACGTCTTGAAGCTAAGTTTCTTAACAAGGTAGTACAATTCTCTAGTCACAATGGTCATCCTATACAGGGTGGTGGTCGTGTAACTAAAGTTAAAACTGGACACGTTCAAATAAAAGGTGAGTGGGTAGATGTCACTAGCCTTAGAATGAATGCTGTCACTGGCACTGACAATGCTTAAGGGTATTGTAAAGAAAGTAAAATTCTTATGCTGGTTTACTTTCATAGTAGCAGCAACCTATTTTATACAGCATATTATCGCAGCTTAGCCTAAGGAGGTAGCTTAATATGATTAAGAAAATACTTCTCAATCTATTGGGAATAATTTTAACAGTCACTCTTATTATGTTTGTTTGTTTCTTTGTCCTTGATGTACTTCATGGCCTTGGGTTCATTCAACTGGAAGGTAGTCACTATGTAGACATGGTTGATACTTTCGTGGGGGTGATTCGTGGATAGTCAGAAGGCATGGTATGTCTTGCAGAACAAATCCACTGGTCTCTATTGTGATGGGTTGTTTGGTTTTACCGAACGTATCGTACACCCTGATCAAATCTATGAGGCTAGAGGAGTAGCAGCCTTGACAGGTGAGCATAAAGATATGCAAAGCTTGTTAGTGTGGGGTACTAGTAAACCTAGTGTGGTACAGATGAACAATTATATTAATTGACTTCTCAAACCACAAAGGATTACTACCACTTAAAAGACTTGATAGCTTACTGTCATCAGGTCTTTTAGTTGGTACTAATTCCAGTACCTTTACAGAGGAGATCCTAAAATGATAGGGTTAAACAAAAAGCAGTACATAGTATCAGCAGTAGCTATAGTTATTCTAGCCACCGTTGGTATAGGTATTGCAAAGAAAGATGTAGTGGTTCCTGCTGTGTCTGATCAAATAGATTCTGCGAAAAGTTTGATGACGTTCTCATCAGAAGATACGCAGGCTATTGATGAAGCATTGGTAGCTATTACTGCGATGTCCGAAGAATTGGATACTGAAACGTATCCAGTACAACTGCTGAGCGCAAGTGACGATAACGGACCACTTACCCCAGTAAACATCTGTATTAATTGGCTGATAGCAAATGCGGAATACATTAAGGATAAGGGCTATGCTTTACAGATACCCGACTTCCCTGGTATGTATGAGTCGATATGCGTAACACCACTTAAGCAGTGATTAAGTGAACGAGGGTACTAGCTTGCCTCTTGTGCTCTCGTTCACAACTGTTTGTTTAAGTAACTGCACAGTGATGGTTTTCTCTGTCTAGCCATGGGCATATCTCCTCCCATTACTGTGTAGTTTCTTAAACGAATAGTCTATTGGTAGCTAGCCTACTTGAAATTGAAGAACGTTTACACTGACCACGTACTTTGTGCCAATCCAATGCACATATCCCAGTACTATTTATCAGAGGTTCTTTGCACGACCCAATAGCAGGAGTCAATCCAATACTCCTAGTAGGAAACCACCAAAGCGTAGTTAGTTTGCAACAAAGAATTAATGCACAGATCAAGTCGCTGGAGTAGTTTGTTATACCTATATACATTGTGTGTGTAGTTATAACCAACTGCTTCAGTGTGCCTATAAAGAGTGTATCAACTAATCTCTACCTTACATGTAGAGGCTCACCCACCTTAGGATATGTGTGTTATTTAAATAGTAAGACAGAGTACATACTATATGGCACTCATCTGCTTGCAAGTTGACGAACTCAATTTAAATAACTTCCAGTCCAAAGAGGTGTTATTGTGAAGAATCATACAGCAGATAGGCTACATATAGACCCAGTACTTACTGGGCATTTTGAAGTGTTGGAGAGATTCAACATTCATCTACAAAAAGGTGTGGATAATTTCAGTGTGGTGTCTACGATACCTGCTGGACAAGCATCTACCCAGAACCCTGACGAGAACATTGATGGTTCTAGCAACAAGAGATCGGAGATTTTTAACCCTGACGATAGTTACACAGTCAGTGGTCTTGTGTGTGACATACATACACAACTTAATCGTATATGGTACGACGTTGTTAAACCAAGAAGTATACAGTGTTCATTAATCGTACTAGGTTTTATGGCGAGGGGTACATATCGCCTCGAGCATTATTTAAAACACATAAGTAAACAACAATCACATTGAACCAGTAGGAGTAAATCCCATGCTATATCGGATAAACTTCTCAGCTCCCTCAGTACAGCAAGGGGTTGAGATATGGTAGTGCCAGCTGTACAGCAAAAGTCTTCATTCAATCAAGGGTTCCCAGCATCGATAGGTCAAGTGCTGTCGTTCCCTTCGAAGCAATTCCCCCGGCCAAGTACCGAGGCGGATAGTAAGCATAGTCAAAAGGCTGTGCTTAACGTAGGTCGTAAGCTTTCTAAGCGTCAGCTTAAGAAGGCAATGCTTGCCAACAACAATGCCAAGGGTGCAGTAGCTCCTAAGGTAACTGTCAGCAACAAGAAGAAGCAGAAGAAGAATAAGCAACAGGAAGTTAAAGCTAAGGTCAACCCAATACCTCAGCAACCTGTAGCTACTACTACTGCTACACTCGAGCCGACAGTCACTCGTAAGTTTGATCGAGCAGCTTATGAAGTTAAGTTGGCAGCAGCTAAAGCCCGTCTAGCTAGCACTAAAGCTATGCGTGGTAAGGTTACTAGAGTCATAAGTAACCAAGGTCCAAGCACCTCACAAGACTTGGTAACTGTGCAGCTTAAAGACATGCGAGTAAAATCACCAACTTATAAACAGATGGTGGACGTTGTCTTTAATGAAGCATACCAAGAAGAAGTATTCTTGGAACGTAAGATTTACCCATCAACGAACATTGCCTCTGGTAGTGGTAAGTTTGGTTGGATGGTAGAGTCTAACGGATTCGGCGGTAAGAAGGAATCTTATGTCGAAGTAGCAACAATTGAATCGATTCAAGCAGCAAAAGTAAAATGTAATGTAACTAGAAACACCAGCGCATTGGTCAGATCTATTGGTAATGTAGACTACTCTCTAGCTTCCCGTATGGAAAGCCGTGAAATTGAGCAGTTGGAAACCTTTGATGATGTACCTTGGGCTAACCCTACCCTGGTTGATCAAGGGCAGGTTGACGATATCGTTGTCACAGTACCAACTGTAAGTGCAGAAGATGCAGCTAAATTAGATGCAGATAAAACTCTTGCAGCGTTAAACTCAATGGAAATAAAAAACCTTGAGCGTCTAAGTAATGAAGTTGAAGTAGACCCTGCGGATTTAACCGTAGTAGCTAAACTTACTGGCAAGTTAAGCGATGAAGAGTTAGCTGGTATTTATACCTGTACTCTCATTGAAGCACGTGAATTAACCGACGAGCAACTAGATATTATGTTGCAAGAAGGTAGCGATGACAGTGCTTATGCCTGTCTTGCAGAACTAAATCGTCGTGAAGACGATAGGTTAGAGTTAAGTAAAACATTAGCAGCTAAGGCAGCAGATCTTGTAGAAAAGAATGCAGCCATCAAGAAAGCATCTAGTGAAGCAGCGTTGAAAGTTTCTAATATTATTAGTAACCGTAAACCATACCCAGCAATGCGTACTACTAATTCAGAGCGCTTGTTGTCGATACACCATGACAATGGTAGTCACAAAGATAAACGTACTGCTCTTGCTTACATCAAGCAGGAACTAGCGGATGAAGTAATCACAACAACAACTGAAGAAGTTAAGTCAGTTGCAACAGTCCCTGATGTTAAAGCATCACCTGTTAAAAAGAAAACAGCGACAGTAGCTTCGCCTTTAAGCCACAAGTTTGGGGGTCATGAAACGAAACGGTTAATGTCTGTCACTGAGTTAGTTGATAAATCTCTTGAAGCTTTATGGTCACAAGAGTTAGTTGAAAGTGCTTGGCGGGTAACTGCTGATCACTCTGAAGCACTGACAATGTTTCGTAATGTTCCACCGAAAGCTATGGATAAGTTCAAAGCGTTCGTAGGTAAACTAAACCCATTCACCTCAAGCAATGTATCGTTTGACACTGAAGAAAGTTTAGAGAAAACACTAGGCTCTATGGAAGTATTCCACCCATCTACTGACGGCAGTGCCAGTGAAGAACAACTTGGGTTAGAGCGTTGGTTATCCCTTCGAGCTAATGAAGTAGGGGCTAGTCCTCTATCACCAATTGAAAGTGTACATCAAGTAGCTATTGTTTCTCGTATTAACAAAGCACTGAACAACAATCGTCGACGTGAGTTATTGTTAACACACGAACTGTGTGGTGTCGACATTGAAGCTGCACCTAAGGTTAACACTGAAGTGTATGCTGTAGGTACTGTGTTGCAAGAGCGGTTGACTAAGCCAGTCAAACGTCCACCAGTATCGTTAGAAAAAGTTAAACCAGCTGCACCCATTGCAGTTGAGCCATTGGCAAACAGTAGCCTTAGCTATACCAAGGTGGCTGATATGTTAGACTTGCGGGGCGAACGTGCTGCACAAGAGCAAGTCGTATGGCGGCAGAAGTTAGGTAATGCTTTCAAGAGCAAGTCTCTTGATAAGGTGTCTGAGTTATTCAAGGAGCATAAGTTAAGTGCTTCGGGGATCTTGGTGCCCGCCTTCTGCTAAGGCACTGTGTGGTAGTGCATAACATTATACCACTACCGCACATGTACCCTGATATAAGGTACTAAAATTATATCAACTGTAGCAGAGTAACACCGTGTCATTGAAGGTTGGATTCCTTCTCCCCGCTATATACCAAGAGCATGATCACGATATAGCATAGAGTATCGCAGCGGTACATTGTAAGAGAGACACAGGACTACGTGAGAGGATATCATCTCATGCTAAGTAACCTGACCATCATACTCCTTATGTACCAATGCGACTCAGAATGAAGTGATCTAGGTGCTGGGCTTGCTATAGGTGACACACACACAATTGTAAGACTGAAAGCTGCCAAAGACTGTGGTAAATCTAAGATAATGTAAACACCAAAGGTACATAGATGCTCTTTACTGTTAGGATGCCTTTCATTAGGGTAGACTTTCGCATAGGAAACGCTTGAATAAAACAAACAATATAGTAGTACACAGTTGCCTGAGTCAAGAGGCACACGGCTTGACAAGAGGACTCATCCTCCTCAGCATAACGGCTCCCTATCAGATCGTAACTCTGATGCGAAAGCGGCTAGAAAATTTGAGGATTAGTTATGCACAAGAGTTCCGTACCAACTTACTGGAGTATATGCAGGTTCGAATCCTGCCAAGGGCCTTACAACCCCATGCTTATAGGCAAGTAACTCACCCAATAAAGGTAAGCCCTGGATCTTGAAACGACCCTAACGGAACCGCACTGTTGTAAGAAACTCTAGTGGATACTAAAAAGTTTCTTTGAAGATGGGCTACATTCCCAATCCTTCCAGAGGGCTATAACATCTGGCAGTATTGAAACACTGTATAAGTATGAGTACTTATAAACTTGAGGATGCGAAGTATAATAAGCAAACCTAGTCTACAGGTACTGTGTAGAATAAGCTGGAAGTTAATCAGCGGCCTCCAGATAAGGGGTGATACCATAGTAATATCGTCAAGTCTTATTGAAAGATAAGAGGAAGTCTCGTTATGTCGATGAGGAGAGGGGTGTACTATGGTAGGTAATACAATATGCAACAACGGTTTGAAGTACTGGGGGTTGTCCCTGCTCACTATAAAATGTAGTGGTTGAGTAGTCGGTGAAGTTCGATGCAACATAATACTTACTGAGAGTGTGTCTTGATCTTAGTCCAATGAGGATTGAACGATGGGATACGGGTTGCCACTGATGAAGGAAAGGTATTGTAGGTTCGAGTCCTACCGGACAACGCAGAGGAAGGGTGATAGTACCATAGGGATTGGTCAATCTAATGTCGCTTAGCTCCACAGGAAGTCGTCGAGTCCCGATATAAATGAATCGACACAAACGTAAAGAAGAGTAGTATTGCTCATGCTAGTAGTAGGTAGCAGAAGATGCACTAACATCAAGGTCAGGGTGCTGTCATGTATCTAACTATTGACCTTGATGATCTAACTAATTATTACGAAGGTGTGTACATTATGAGAATTCGTTACGTAAAAACAAATGGAGAAGGTCTGATCAAGCAAGTCAAAGGCTTGTTATACTACCGCAATGTTCACTTTCTTACATCAGATGTTCGTAAGTCTGAGGAGAAGATGAATGCTTTAGTAACAGAGTTTATCCGAGAGTATGAGAAAAGAGAACATCACCTACAAGTTGTAGAGGATGCAAAGAAAGCAATCAAGAATAGTCCAAGCGCTTTGTTAAACACTTCTGAAGATACCACTGAGACACTAGGGTTCTTCAAGTGGCTGAAGACTTTCCATTTCCACCGCCTCTATCCTAAACAGGATAATCTTTGGGAGCCTGTAGCTAAAGTGCTAAAGACTTCTAAGAGTGTCAAGGCTTCAGTGATCGATGCTAAGCCAAGCGTTACAGTTGTTGCGACACAGTCTCTTGTTCCTAGAACAATGAACAGTAATCGTAACAACAAGAACAACCGTAACAATCAACACAACTAATACAAGACTCATATAGTTTTGTGTTACGTATCAACAAACAGTATGTGTAGTTAACAATCACAATCCATCTCAAGACAATATGCCTGTTGCCAAGTCTTATGTGTCTATGTAATCAGTTGGGTGTAAGTGTTTGTGGTTCTGTGTATTGCACATGCTTGTTTGTTTTCTAGATAGACTTAGGTATGTGAATGTCTAGGTGTATCTACAAAACAAACAAACATATCTTAGGAGATATACAAATGAAAAACATAATGAATAAAGTTTGGGCTGGTATAAAGCTCATAGCTAAATGGATAACATGTCCTATATGGGGACCGTTCTACGGTATCTATGTGGGTTGTCGTTGGGTATGGAGAAAGGTGAGAGGTAAGTCGAACGACAACCCAACCACCGATGTCTCTGAAGAAGTGTCTGATAAAGTGTACGGTAGAGAAGCATCGTTCGTTTTTACTACTTCCCGTAAGGCTGCCAATGATATGGAGGATGATTCTGAGCCTGAGGTTGAGAGCTTAGCTCCTATTGTAAGTAATATGGTTGAGGCTGTTAGAATTTCTAACATCCATGACGCATGTCGAACCTTATCGAATGAAGATGATCTTGATGATTGCATTGTTATATATGACCCTGAGGGGGTTGTATTTAGCTACTTGAAGCATTCCTCTGGTGAATTCCCTATGCACCTCTCGTTTAGTAAGATTGATTTGGACGTAAACCAAGACTACAGCACACCTTATAAGTATGATTGTCAATTCATCTACATAGAGTTAGATTGTATTGACATCGACGACACTACTAGTGATCTATTGTCATACCTACGATATAATGCAGAGATTGATGTTGAGTATCTAGGGATCATCTACCAAAATGACAACCACTTAGACATAGAGGAGTACTGATTATGTTTAGTAAATTCCTAGTTAAAGCAATTAGAAAGATACTATACTATGGTACTCTGTTCTTCTTAGTGGTGGCTGTCTATAAGATAGTTAGATGGCTTGCAGTTAACGTGTTGTACGAACTGGGTAGACTAATAACCTACCCAATATGGTGGCCTTTCTGGAAGATGTTTGGCTGGAAGTATCCTGAGAAGGAGTTAGCGATACGTCGGTATTTTACTGACACTCGTAGCAGACCATCTGATATAACTATTGCTTGTATGTCTGATGAGTACTACTCACTTAGCACTAACGATAAGCGTCAAATTATGGCTAAGCTTTTAGGTGTAGTTGACTCACGTACAGTTAAAAGAATTGTACGTAAGTTGAAGCCTGGTACTTGTATCTCGTTCCTAACTGTATTCCCTAGAGCGGGTAATACTTATGAATATATAAGTAAAGAGTTTGAAGTCTATCGTAGAACCCCTTCAGGAGCAGAGATTACTGAGACCTATGGTAACTTGTGGGAAGATTATATTAAAGGGTCTAGTAAATTAGACTTGGATAAAGTGATCAGACCTATGGGTGAATCTATATCTAAAACACTTGGTGGGTTTTTCCTAGTTCTTGAATTAATTGATGATGAAGATAATGGAGGTATCATCCACGACGTACTAGACAACTGTGTAGTAGGTTGGTCTAGCTTGGATATATTTACAGGTAAGACTTGGTCAACATTCTTCTTAATACCTGTCGGTCTTTATTATAGTTCACATGATTCACATAGAATATGTGAGGATATTCTTGACAAGATCCATGAGAATGTACCTAAGCATTGTACTATTAAATACTCTTACTCTGGTGAGACTAAACACCTTAAAGGTGCTGTTAGTTTACCTAAGATAGAGGACCCCTCAGACAGTATGTCTAGGGGGGTTAGATGGTAAGTCTTGAGAAGGTTAAGCGGGTACCGGATAAACCCAAATCAATTTCCCAGAGAGATCCTAAGAAGGATATCCAAATCTTTTTAAAATATATAGGTGTATTCATTATGAAACGTACAACAGAAGTTGCAGCGATAGCTGCTATAGTAATCCTTCTACCAATGACAGGTATGGCAGAAGACAATCGATTCACTCAGCAATATAAAGATGATGTTGCTGCTGAGTCACAAGAAGCAGGGCAACCTCTCTACCAAGAGGAGAAGCAAGGGTTCTTTAGTAAGTCTTGGAACACTCTTACCCACACTGGTAAACGTGTAGTTAACTCTGCAAAGGGTGCGCTTGATCCTGATGAGCGTAACAAAGAGCTACGTGCTAAGGTTGATCTACTTAACATTGAGATTAAGAATCTCCGTGAACAAAAGATGATCACCCGTATTCAAGATACAGTTGAGTGGGAACATGCAACAGCTTGTATCCCTATGATCACTCGTATCATTGAACGTGCTGAGCCTTTACCAACTAACACCATCACTGATGCAACAGCAGCAGCAGCGGCTACAACTAACTGAGAGGTACAACACAATGGCACAACAAAAGCAAGCAGCATCAGGTCAAGGACGTCAAAAGTCATCAGCTTCTAATGGTGGTGGTGGTAATCGACGTGCTCCCTCTAAAGCTAGCGCAGCTAATACTATCTTAGCGTATGTTCACTTAGCATTAGGTGGTGCATTCATTGCATCATTCTTTGAGATTGATAACATCCTTCAAGGAATACTTGGGGGTATCACTCGTATGCTGAACTTCAGTGATGCATGGGTAGCTCAGGCTGACAGTTATATCATTGCAACATTCTTCTTTGTCGGAGTCTTTGCATGGTTGTACGTTTACACTAACATCACCAAGCGCTCTTAGCGTAAGTGTGGAGAATAAAACTGATGGAAAAAACAACACCCCTATCTGACATAGCTCACAGCTTGTCTATACCAACCCTGCCTGCAATAGTGGGCTTAGCTTCTGGAATGGTATTCCCTCTCTTTGGATTGGGTGCCAACCTATTCCCTGCAACTTGGTTGATCTCTGACCTGCAGATGTTACCAGAGAATGCTGGCATCTTGTCAGTGCTGTTCTACTCCATGATTACTTATCTGGTTGTTACTTATGGTGTGTTTAAAAACTTCATGCCTAACAATCACTCTGATGATTGGACATACATCTCAAGAGTATCGTCCCACTGCTTCAGTAAAGGTAGATCATATGCCACTACAGTGTCGTATGTTTACAAGGAGTTAGATAAAGGTGGCCACACCTACAACAAGAAGGATGTCAACAACGAGGTAGAGGCTTATCTCTATCAACGTGGTTGGTTAGTTCTATTGAAGGATCGTGGACCAGCTTAAGCGTTTATGCTTATCCAAGGGCATCCAGTATACATCAGGGTGTCCTTTAGTAAACATAACCGATGGAGATCAAGATCATGAAAATTGATTCCAAACAATTCTCATATATGAGAGAGGCGTTCAAGAAGGAAGAACGTCTGTTAATGGTTCAGGCAATAGCACTATGTAAGTTGGCTGACCTAGATGTGGATAAAACTTTTGACACCGCATCGAATATAATAAAGCGTAAGGATAACGCTGAAGCAGTAAGTGACACTGAAGAAAGCTAGTGGTAGGTGCAGCTGTGGTGAGTAGTATATCTATTCTTTGTAAGCTCACCATCTGAATGTAAGACACCTTAAGCTATGTAGTAAGTAAGTGTAAAGGTAATACCCCATAGCAATCGCTAAGAGCAACATGGCTTACAACCTAGAGACAACTTAGGCACTGAGAGTTATGGAAGTAGGAGGTTAGTCTTAAGCTTGAGACTAAGTAACTTATAGGTACACAGGATCATGCAGTCAGTCCAACACTGTGTGGTATTATAGCCTTCTATAGTAAAGCAATGCAACCACAACTAACCAAAACTAACCTTAGGAAATAGTAACATGACCACAAATAAAGTAAGCACTCCACGTAAGACCAAAGCACCACGTAGTAATAAGAAGAAGCGACACACAACGCAGTCAGCATCCCTCATAGGTAAACGGATACAGAGACGTAAGTTGCGAAAGAGTGTCGATACTTGCGTCTCCTGCTATGAGGAACGTCTAAGCGCATCTGTATTGGTAGCCAAAGGATTTACACTCCCGTCTACTACAATACCATGTCCTCCTCAAGTTACTGACGACTACCCGATTAGTTCAGGTAAGCTTAAGTCTAGCGCTAGTCAACGTAAAAGAAAGCGAGCTAAGATACTTCGCAGTGTACGTATATTAAACTGCACTGGAGCACCTACTCGTATCAACATGAAGCGGTATAATTCCGTAACTGGATTACCGAACCCTGTTGGTTCTAGCAATACCAAAACTCAACAAGCATTGCCTGTCAAGATTCATATGGCTTACGACGATTACTTAGCCGAGGTAGTGTCACCAACTCTTGCTGGGGTAAGGAACCCAGAAGATCCAGTAACAATTGTTCGAGCTAAACCTGGTCGTATTGAAAGACGACTTATTAAACGTGCTATCCTAGCCATTGAAAAGGCTGAGCGAGTAGCTGCCCGTAGAGAAAAGAGAGGTAAGACTATTGAATAACTTTACAACAGTAGTAGTATGAAATAAACGTGAGAAGCTTAGCGATGCTTGCCATCTAGCTGAGTACGTCAATGATCTTAATACGGCAAGCTTTAATGAGACAGACTGGTCGTTAGTAGATGACTTGGGCAACAGGATGATTACAGATGCAGTCCTGTCGAATGAATTAGAACACAGAGTAAAACTTTCTTTAACCAATAATGTGACCTACTAGCTTCTTACTATTGTGTATTGGTACACAGTATACAACAGTTAGGAGTTAGTAGGTTGTCTTTAGGATACAATACTATGTTTAAAAGTATGCGTTATCTTTGGATGTTTACATACACATTAGCCGATGTATTATTCACACCATTCAGATGGTTGTGGGCTGCCCTAAAGTTCCTGATGTATTTAGCAGGGGCTGCAGTAGTGGCGTCAGTGTGTTACGTAGCATTCAGTTTGTACCAAGGGGTTGCTATCAACAGCATCCTTGCAAGTACGACATCCCTACTACTCGGCTTAATTTCTTAGCTTTGTAGATAGAGAGAGGTGAATCACTATGGAAACTTTAACCGTAGATGAGTTCAGAAAACAATTTTTAGATGAAACATTAAACTTCCTTAACAGTTTCAAGATGACCGAGAAGCAATCAAGTGCAGAGTCTTGGGATCAAGATCGAGATAAGTTTATGGCAGATAGTGGATTTAACCCTGAGAGTTTCAGTCACATTGTATTCAGTCAATCCAATACTAAAGTCACAACACCAAATGTAACTGACCAATCAGGCTCTGATGGTACTGCTGTAGATGATGATCTCCCTTGGACTACCTCGGATAATGTTTAAGGTGTATAGTGCGTTTCATCCAAGCGAGTATAGTAGAATATGGAATGGTACACAATGTTATCCCATAAAGTTTACCCCTAGCAACTTGTGCTGACACATCTCACAAGCACAGTACATACACAACCACTGCATTATGTAACCAACCCAATGTTATATCCTGTCTGGTGTCTATGTATATCCAAGTACAAAGCAAACGTTAGAGGTAATATATGGGACCAACGTTTACAGATTATTTATTAAGCATGAAATTAGCAGGTTGTATATTGATACCTATGTTCTTAGCTTTTGTTGAGGCACAGCGTAGATTAGACGACCCATCATTAATACCACTAGGTTCTAAAGAATGGATAACCTATGTGAAAAGTTTAGGTATAGGATACTAAAGTTATGAACTTCATGATAGATTCTGTTTTAAATCTATTCAAAGTAATAAAGTGTATAATGTCTACGATACTTCGTATTGTGGATTTAGTAATAGATAAGGCAGAAGATTTTGTAGGTGAGCCTGAAGGAAAAGAGCTCAAAGAAATTAAAGAGTATTCGTTTAAAGGTATTAGAATATTCGCAAAGCTAAGTGCATTGATCCCTGGATTTCCTATGGGTCTCATTCCGTTGTACGCTTTCTGGTCAACGTATGCCTCAGCTTCAGTGCCGTTACCTCTATGAGACGGACGTAAAGCAGCGTAGAGCGCTGTAAGATTATCATACATGCTAGACTATATCCTATTGTTTAAAATCGAATGACAGCGATTACAGTGCGGTTAGATGCATATCGGCACAGGTACTTCCCACCTTAATACGACAACACGTATATCTCCTAAGGTTGGTGGGGAGTATCTGTCCCTATGTGTATCTTCCCGTACCTACTACTTGCGAGAGTGGTATATAGGAAATTTTATTAGCAGCAAGTATCATGTTGGAGATTACAATATGAAGATGTATGATATGAATCAATTTCAAAAGTGGGCTGAAGCAGAGTTCGCTAAGTACCATATGCACTTTAAGTCTATGGAAATGACAACACAGTTAGTGACGTTAGAAGACGGAGAAACTTTAGCGATACTACCTGGTCTAAAAATTATTGCTAAGACTGACGAGGAGATAATCCAAGAAGTTACCAGTCGTAGTGGCACTGTACTAGTTACAGCCCCTACTGTTAGCAAGAGTGAAGAATAACTTTCCCACACCCTGATTGAACTAATTTTAATTGGGGTGTCTAAAATCTAGTAAGTAAGTTCTATACTACCAAGTACTCAAGTATAAAAGGTTAGAGTATTAATAAGAAGTCGAGTCTCTTATGGTGAATATAAAGCATGTCTTAATATATAATACTATTCAAGATGATCCAAAGGATATGAGATACTATGTATAACAATAGATATAAGGGGAAGCCAAGTGGTAAACTTGTCGAACATATACGATGTACGAATTGTCCGAGCAGTGATGCTATGGCTGTTCACGAACAAAGTGGGACTAGCCCTGTTAAGCACAATGCATGGTGTTGGTCATGCAGCACATACGAACCCAATCCACCGGGATTCCTAGGAATGTCTAAAGATAGACGGCACGAGCCCAAGAACCTAGGACAAGGACAGGAGGATAGTATGCAATCCCACTCATCATTACGAAACTCAGCTCCACCATCTTACATTGGAGCTGGGACTATTTTAAATAGTAGTAAAGGTAACATCACCCCCGATGATACTTCAGTAACAACTTCCACTCAACCTACTCTGACAAAGAGTACCCCAACTAACCAGGACATTCTGTCCGAATTCAACACATACCCCATTAGAGCAATACCCGATAGAGGACTTTCACTTAGAACATGTGAGAGATATGGCGTGAGAGTTAGCCTAAGCCCACGTGACGGCACTACAATACTCAGTCATATGTACCCCTATCATAAGAAAGGAATCCTCACAGGATACAATCAACGCGTTGTAGAGACTAAGAACTTCTTCGCTAAAGGTGATCGTAAAGGCGTAGGTCTTTTTGGATCTCATCTACCCAAGGCTGGTAAGACTTTGTACATCACTGAAGGTGAGTTAGATGCTATGTCTTTGTACCAAGTACTGTGGGAATCATCTACACTGGACGACTTCAACCCTAGTGTTGTGTCTCTAGCTCATGGTGCTGCTAGTGCAGTACGTGATATCACTGAAGACTTTGAGTTCGTAGATTCTTTTGAGAAGATCGTACTTGTGTTTGACCAAGATGAACCTGGTCAGGCTGCTATCAAAGATGTATGTACCTTACTTGCGGGTAAAGTATTTATAGCTAAGCTCAGTGAGAAAGATCCTAACGACATGTTGTTAGCTGGTAAGGCTAATGAAATGAAGTGGGAAGTATTGAAGCATGCTAAGCCTTACATGCCTGACAATATTTTAAACTATGCAGATGCGTACAATAGATTCAAAGACTCACGTAACCAAGAGTCCTTCCCTTTCCCTGAAACTTATACAGGGTTGAATGAGAAGACATATGGTGTACGTAAGGGAGATCTAGTAGTAGTAACATCTGGTACTGGTATGGGTAAGACCCAAGTACTACGTGAATTCAAATACCATTACTTCAATACAACTGATTGGCTTATGGCTGACATTGCATTGGAAGAAGATATAGGTGAGAGTATGTCAGGTATGATGGCACTCCACTTAAACAAACGTATCTCTCTACCTGACGTACATGTTACTGATGAGGAGACTGACTCTGCGTTTGATCATCTCTACAGTACAAGACGTTGGGATGGCTATGACTTCTTTGGTGGACTGGATGATGACACACTGTTCAGTAAGATAAGATGGATGGCAGCTACAGGTAAGTCTGTTATATGGCTTGACCATTTGTCAATCATCATATCAGAGTTTGCTGATCAAGGTGATGAACGACAACGTATAGATATGATCATGACTAAGCTGGCACGTATGTGTAAAGAGCTAGACATTATCATCTTTCTAGTTGTACACTTAAAGAAAACAAGTACAGGCACTTCTTTCGAAGAAGGCGCTACCCCCTCACTCGATGACCTCCGAGGATCTGGTACCCTCAAACAATTGCCAATGACTATCTTGGCACTATCCCGAAACCAGCAGCATGATGATTCTTATTGTGCTAACACTTCCAAACTTACAGTATTAAAATGTAGATTCACTGGCCGTACTGGTACAGCTGACTACCTTCACTTCGATGCAACTACAGGGCGTATGAATGTCGTACCTGAACCTGCTAACTATACCAAGAAGAAGCCTAGCTCTTTTGGTGGAGACTATTAATATGACACTATTCAGATATAGTACTGACGTATACTTACTTACGTCTGCTATCATTCACCCAGATAACAAAGAAACCAATAGAGAAATCATTGCCGTACATGTCGATGAGTCTGAGGCAATGCTAGCAAAAGAGCAATACGAACATACTTACGCCAGACACCCTGGTAGTGATGGGTCTACTAAGTTTGATGTTATTAATACTAGCCTACTGGTAAGTAAGGAGTGGCTAGAGGAAATGGAGGATATCATTTGGCCAACGTAACCCACCACCTCGACTGCCCCTCCTGTGGGATGTTCTCACCCAGTTCATCTAAATGTATTAGATGTGGTACGGAACTAACCACCCTGCAAGATGTCATAGATAATATAGATGACACCCACCATTTCGACGAAGCTGTATCTGATGGAGACTTCGACGACATTATCCTTTAACCTATATAAGGATTACCCTCCCAATGAATAACTCCCAATATGACGATGAAGATGATCAAGATAGTAAGAAGCTACGTAAGATAAAAGCACTAAGACCTCTCTGCCCTTATGGTAGTACAGGTAAACATGCTTGGATAGTCTACAGCAGTCGAGGTATACAACGATGCCACGACTGTAAATACACGGAGCCCTTAGTCTATGTCGGTCAATAACACTAAGAGAAAGATTGTAATGGACATGGAGGCCAACAATCTATACCCAGCAGTTACAGTACTTCATTGTGCTGTAGCTACTGACCTAGTCACCAGTGAATCTTTCCAGTTTAGACCTGAGCAAATGATCAACGGAGAGTTCACTGACTTCCTGGATAGTTGTGATTTCATAGCATGCCATAATGGTATTGGCTTTGACTTCCCAGCTATCGAGAAAGTCCTTGGGTGGAAACCAACTGACCCTTCTTACCTGTTCGATACCCTAGTCTTTTCACGGACACTTAGTCCTGACAGACTCCCTCCCTTTGGTGCCAGATTCCCACACAGTGTTGAGTCTTGGGGCCGTAGGTTTGGTATCAAGAAACCTGAGTACGAACAGTGGGAAACTTACGACGAAGAAATGATGCATCGTTGTTCAGAAGATACACGTATCCAGACCATGATGTTTAAAGTCTTGTGTCAAGAAGCTGGATTCGATATCAAGCATATAGATCCTCGTAACCCTGATGGCTACCGTAAAGGTGAACCTAACTGGGCAGAGAGTCTATACAACGAACACAGATCTAGTACAATAATGTTTGCTCAAGAGATGAACGGATGTTCTTTTGATTTTGAAAGAGCACTTGAGTTTATAAAAACATTGAACGATTTCTCAGATGAGAAGTCAGAGTACATACTACGTAACATACCAATATCATACAAACAGTATGGTGTCAGTGTCTCAGCCCCATTTAAGATGAATGGAGATTATAAGAAGATGACAACAGATTGGTACGAGGATGAGGTACACCTAGTTGGTGGCCCATTCAGTCGTATCCAAGAGTGTATTCTTAATCTCAACTCAGCTAAGCAATTAAAGGATTGGCTGTATACAGTAGGATGGGTACCTGATGAATGGAACTACAAGAAAAATAAAGCTGGTAAGCTTGAGAAAGATGAAGATGGTAATCTAATAAAGACATCACCCAAGATAACACAGTCAAGTCTTGATAGGATAGACGGTCATCTAGGTGAGTGTATTAGTTTACGTAACAAAGCTAACCACAAACGGAATCAGTTACAAGGATTCTGTGATCGTACTAACAAACAAACACTCCGGATACCAGCAGGTGCTAACCCACAAGGTACACCAACTGCCCGGATGAAACACCGTAACGTAGCTAACGTACCTAAGGCAAGTTCTTTTGAGAATAAGAAAGATAAGAATGACCCACGTAATGGTAGCTTGTTATGGTTCCCTGAAAAGCAAGATCCCTTCTTCGGTACTGAGATGCGGTCAGTCTTCAAGGCTGCGGACAATAAAGTACTGGTTGGTCGAGATGCAGCTGGCTTAGAGTTCAGATGCTTTGCTCACTATGTCGGTGATGAAGAGCTTATCGATGTAATACTTAACCAAGATATACACACATACAATCAGCTTAAAGCTGGCCTACCTACCCGATCTATTGCAAAGACATTCATCTTAACAAATGCTAGGATGACTTGGGTGTAAGCCCTCGACTAAAACCCATTGAATTCAGGGGAAGTCTAGAACAGACAATCCTGAGCTAAGCAAGGAATCTATACCATATGTATCTCATCGATCATAATAAATTAAAAAAGGACCAAATTAAAGATCCATCACGTTGGCCTCAAGGTAAGTTCAAAAAGAAACCTTGTCGTAACTGTGGTGATATCTTTCAACCACACAGTCCTTCTGAACTTTATTGTGACGATAAGTGTAAGTCTGATGGAATAACCACAGCATATCTATTAAGAACATACGGTATAACATTAATCGATTACAAAAACATGATAGAAGAGCAGGAAGGTCTTTGTAAGATCTGCCGAACGGAAGGATGGACAATGGCCAAACACCACAAGATTAAACTTGTAGTAGATCATTGTCACGCTTCTGGGAAAGTAAGAGGACTTCTTTGTCATAACTGTAACCGTGCTCTTGGCCTACTTAAAGATAATGAAGATTATTTAGAAAGGGCTAAGGATTACTTGAAAGTGCAACGACTATCCGAAAGGAGTACACCTAAGCAGGTGGAAGCGGTGGGCCCCCAGTAATGGGGTGATGATATAGTCTACTCTATATGGGGACATATAGCAGTTCGTAAGAGAACGAGGTGAGTGGTTGCGTACTCATCTGAATATAAAGGATGCATTCCTGTTCGGTGCTGGTAATAAGAAGCTTGGTTCTATTGTAATGCCAAACGGTACAGAAGAACAACAGAAAGCTGCTGGTGCTGCTGCTAAGGAGAACTTCCTTAAAGCTATACCTAAACTAGAACAACTCATTAAGCAAGTACAGAAAGCCAGTAAGCGTGGTTGGTTACGAGGTCTTGATGGTCGTTGTATGTTTATGCGTAAAGGTGAGGATGGTCGTATCCAAGCTAACAAAGCACTTAACGTACTATGTCAAGGAGCTGGTGCTGTCATCATGACCCGTGCTAGAATCTGGGTATGGGATGAGATAGAGAAGCGTGGCTGGATAGATAGTGGTAAAGCTATTAAAGTTCTTGATTACCACGATGAAGAAACATGGGAATGTGATGCTGATATTGCGGAACAAGTAGCAGATTTACTTGTCCAAAGTATAGTGGAAGCAGGACTACATTTCAATCTTAAGATACCACTGGATGCTGAAGCACAGATAGGGCAGACATGGGCTGAGATACATTAATGAATTAGTATATTGGAGATAATCTAATGACAACAACAACAACGATTTACCAACTAGAGTTATATAGTTTTGATATTGGTAGTTATGTACCATATGAAGACTTAACCTATGCAACCTTAGAGTTAGCACAACAAGCTGTATCTTACCTTGAGA